CCAATACGAATACCCCAAGCTTTTAAGCTGTGAGAACCAATAAGCTCTTTTGGAAACCCGCCATTGATCTTACCAAAATCCAAGTCCTTTAAGTCTGGAAACACAAGTCTAGTGGCAATCAAAGTATCAAACAGATTTCCTTTCGGTTTGAAGGCTGGATAGAGCTTTTGCAATACAGGTATATCAAAACCCATAATGTTATGCCCAACCAGCAGTTCAGCGTTCTGTAACAACGCCAATCCCTGCTCAACAGGGCTTCCATTGGGCTGTTGATTAAACCGCTTTGTCTCTCCTGTATCCATATCGGTTAGAACAAGACAATGAATCCTTGTAGCCTTTTCAACCAAATGGTCGGACTCTAAATCAAATACTATGTTTTTCATTCAAGCTCCTCTGGCACTTCAATCTCCTCATCAGCAATCGCAAGTTCTGTGAGCCTTCCCGTTTCTTTATTGTAATCCAAACGGCAACTAATCCCTGTCTCTCCTGTAAACCTATTCTTTAAGATTCTTATGGTTGTGATGTTACGCTCGTTGCCGTCTGCTTGCTGGTCTCTCTCTAAGCCAATCACAATGTCCGAAAGCTGGGCAATACCAGCAGAACCTCTAAGCTGGGAAAGGCTTGTGGTTGCACCATCCTCGTGTCCTCTGCCTTCTGGACGCTTCAAGTGGGATACAAGAACCAAGCCAATCTTCAGTTCTTCAACCAAACTACGAAGCTTGGTCATTGTGTTATCAATCAATCTACGCTCATCTCCGTCTCCCATACCAGAAACCACAATGCTTAAATGATCTAGGACAATGTATTCACACCCGCACCCCTTTGCCATAAACCTAACCCGATTAAGAAGATTATCTGAATCCATAGAACCAAAATGGTCATAAGTAAAGAAGCGGTCTTTAATTGTACCCACAAACAAGTTTTCCAGCTCCTTCTGGGTGATGCTGTCTGGTTTTATGTGCAACGGCTTACTTGCCTCAATCGCTAAGATTCCCAAAGCAGTTCGTCTTACTGACTCCTCAAGGGCTATGTAGCCTATTGTCTTTCCGTTGCGTAGAAGCCAATGGGCAAGTTCCCTGCAAAACTGGCTCTTACCGATACCAGAACCAGCACATATCGTAACTAGCTCTCCCTTCCTCAAGCCGTGGGTCATCGCACTTACCCCAGCATAAGGGTACGAAACTGATTCCTGCAAATCTACCTTGGTGATGTAATCCCAAAGCTCTGAGCCTCCAACAATGCCATCTGGTCGGTACTCCTTTGCGTTCCACATAGCATCTACTATCTCTGCACCTCTACCAGCCATAAGCAGGTCGTTTGCATCTTTAAGGGCAAGCGTTGCAACCCTAGCCTTGCCTACGCTTAACAACGAAGCACAAGCCTTAGAAGCCTTGATACCCGCTTCATCATTATCAAACATAAAGACAACCTTCTCAAACTTCTCAAGCCACTCCATATTCTTCTTGATTGCCTTAACTGCTGATTGTGCTCCTGTTGGTATGCTAACCACAGGCCACTTGTTGCTTTGTGTTTGAGAAACAGAAAGGCAGTCAATCTCCCCCTCTGTAACAACAACCATCTTACCTCCATTAAAAAGGTGTTGCCCAAACAAAGTCATTTCAGAGGCTTCTCCAAGAATCATAAAATCCTTATTTTGAAACCTTAACTTTTGTGCAACCACCCTCCCTTCTTTGTTTCTGTAATCTGCGATTTGAACGGGTTGGCCGTTGTAAGTTCCAACCTTGTATCCAAACTTCTCGCAAGTTTCAGCGTGTATATTTCTCTTGGTTAGGGCAGTTGTATGCCCCTCAATTAGTCCTAAATTCATACAGACTTGTGTTTCCTCCATTTGTGGTTCTCCGTCTCCTTTTAAATAAGCTAAACAAGAAAAGCAGTACGATGAGCCGTCCGAATATTCGGCACGAGCATCAGACGAACCGCACTTCTCGCAAGAAGCGTGTCTTACAAAATTAGCCATTCTTTCGGGACTTCCTTATCAGCATAAGGGAAGCCGTAAGTCGTTGACCACTCTGCGTAGGTTGTTCGGGACTTCTTGTTTAGACGCTGAATAGACCGAGAAAAAACCAAGCGTATGTCTAGGTCGGGATTTTGCTCCTTCACTAGCACCAGCTTTGACCTGTCCTGCGGTGTGAACCAGCCCTTCGCCTCGATTATTACGCCGTTTGGTAGAATGAAGTCGGGTTTGTAATGACATTTTCTTGTAAATTTTAGTCGTAATGTTTCGTAACTAAACTGCACACCAGCTTTTTCTAACTGATGTGCAATTTGAGTTTCTAAACTACTCCTATATTTAGAAGTCCTCTGGAAGCACGGGCGTTTGGCTCGCTTCATCTTTGGACTCCTTGGGTTTTGTAAGCTCTGGGAATGTTTCGCCACCTGCCACATAGCCTTCTTCTTCAGAAGAAAAGCCAAAGGCTTCAAAGGAGTTTCCTCCCGATGATGGAGACTTCAGTTCAAGAACCTGCACGGCTCGCAACCGAAGTGTAATGCCTACCCCAAGAGCAGGAACAAACCAAGGGCTTGCCTCACAGCCAATTTTAATTACTGAACCACCACCGATAAGTTCCGATGTGGGATGTCCTTTGCAATCGAACAACGCTGGACGAAGTTCAATAGCTTCACCCGATTTAGTTTTGACTTTGGCGGGAAGCTTGAAATTAATCTCAAGATTCTCACCATCCTCAGTTTCTTTCCAAGGTGAATCAGCAAGCTTGAGCTTTGCTTTCTTTTGGGTCTTACAAGTTTCCTCGTAATAGTCCTTGAGAACCTGTTTCACTTGGGCAACAAAGGCTTTAGAATCGTCCTTTGAAACAAGTAGTTTCGTGGAATAAACTCCGTCCTCGTTGAATTTAGTATCTGCTCGATTTAGTTTCGGATACACAGCAACCCCTTTAGGGCTGGTGATACGAACACGATTGTATTTTTTATCCATATCTCTCCTTTTTATTTTGAGCTTGGTTTTATTTAATTTACTTGGACTCGCTCAAATCGAATCCCTGTAAAGGTAGCTGTCGGTCATCTTGCGAATCTTCGACAAGCTCTAGCTTCCCTCTCAATACAAAACCAGTTCCTACAAGAAACTGAGTTATGCCATTGATTACATCGTCAAGATGATCTGCTTTAAACTCTACTTGTACCCTTGTTTTTGGGTATCCGTAAGATTCTCCAGCTTCCTCATCACAACTCATCAGAGTGTATTTAATTGCCATTTGTGTTTCCTTTCATTTAACAAAATACTCGCTCTGCAAAAGGGAGTCAATCGGGAAACCCCCGTTTTTAGGCGGGTTATGTAAAGTATTAGGCTTTCTAATAGCCCCCTCTATTACCTCTTTTAACCTCGTCAAAATGTCTTTAGAAAAAATATCTCTTACTGCTAAAAGAACATTTTTCCTCATAGCCTCAATGTCGTTTGCGTGTGAACCAAAACAATCGTGAATACAAAAAACTTGATCTATGCCTTCAGAATCCATTTTGCTAATCGCCAAATGCACCACGCTGGCATCCAAACTATGAATAAAGTTAGGAGCAAATCCAGCAACTTGTCCCTCCTTGTCGAGCTTCTTTTTGTGTTCTTCATTGTATGATACATAGCGAACAACATCGCCAAGACGAAGCTTAATTGTTTTTAAACGGCTTGCAAAATAAGGCTGATAAACTTCAAAACCAGTAGGGCTAGTCCAAGCCAGTTGCATATCTGAATCCAAAGCCGAAATAGCTACCTGCTTAAACCAGCTCATTGTTTCAAATACAGAAGGCACAATGTCCCGAATTGCTTTGGCAATCTCATCTGAAGCCAAAAGGCAGTTGTGAATAGATAAGCCAGTTTTCTCTGAAAATTGCTCTGCCATTCCATAGCGGGTAACTCCATAGGGTAGGGTCATTACGGGTCGCTTTAGAACATCTCTGTTGCACCATTGGGTCAGCCACTCCCTGTCGCTACCTCTTATGTTCTCTATAAGCCTCTGGCTAACCGCCCCGTAGATGTCCGAGGGTCTGGGGGAGGGTAGGACATTTGTAAGCCTACCCATCGTTGCATCGCCCGTAAGAAGCGAAATGATTTGTAACCCGTTGTTGCTCGCATCTAAAGATACTGGATAGCTTTCTGCTCCTCCTACATAAGCAAAACACCATCTTAAAAATTGCCAAGGGCTTTCCGCTTTATGCCACCAAACAGCTTGGTAAGGGTCGGAAACAACGCTTTCAATGTTTGCTTTGTTATCCGTAGCCCACTTTATTCTTTCTTCAAATGTTCCGCTGTCGCATCCAAAATGCTTTGAGCCGTCCAAAAGAAACCATTTACGCCCCGAATCTGTTACTTTCCTTGGCTTCCCAAAGTCGCATAAAGCCTTACCCAAATCATTCTTTTGAGGCCCAATATGAGAAGGAACATAGTAAACTCTGCCCCTAAAATCTAACTGAACGGGTAAGTAAAACAGCGTGTCCCTAAACTTTCGTGCAACGACTAACTGCTGGGTCACATAATAGGTCTTGCTCTTGTTGCTTATGTTTTCTGTTCGCAACTTCCAAATAGACTTCATCCTGTCTTTGCGTTGCTGGTCATCCATCCCACTAAACGATACTTGAATAATCTCTTTTTGATGGGTCACTAGGCTTCCGTTTATGGTTAAACCATTAGTGTAATAATTCTCAAGTACCTCCAAAACTGGCTTGTTAATAGCCCAAGGAACGCTTTGAAGCTTGTTCATACACTCCTCAACTAGCTTGGGTTTGGCTTTGTATAGCCTCTCCTGCTTTGCACTTCTGCACTTAACCCAAAACAAGTTCGGCTGGGGTTCTGGCTGAAGCCTTGGTAAGCTCATCGGCTCTAAAACCCACTTGTCCTCAAACTGCTGAATCCACTCTTCGCAATCTTTGGTTGCAACAAGGTAATTGATTCTCTTCTTGTTCCGTTTTACAGCATAGACTTCAGCAAGTCCTGTGCTTTGAATAAAGAGTTCAATCAAAACCAGCCCTAAAGACATCTTATCCCCTTTGGGCCAAGCTTTAGGACGGCTTTTCATACCCCTCAAAGCCGATTGCATCCTATACTTTAAACCGCCCCGCTTTCTTACTCGCTTTGCAAGAATCCCCCACTCTAATGAAGGGCTAGAACGAAGTCTGCTTTCACTTTCTGCTAGTTTGCCCACATCAAAACAAACCGAAGCAAGCGTCCTATTGGTGCTTATTCCGTTTAAAACTGCCCTACAAGTGATTGCTGATAGTTGAAAAGGGCTTAACTCCTTCATCCGTGCAACAGCCCTGTGCCGTTTACCGCACGACTTTTCGGCTTTGTTAGCCCACTTCTTTATAGCCTCTCCAACAGAAGCAACAGAATGACGCAATAGGTGAGCAGTCCCACCCGTAAAGGTCTCTATCCCTTTAGTAACACCTTTAGCCTTTTTATTGTCCCTCTTCCGCTTTGATTCGGCTAGGGAAAAAGCGTCAAGCTCGTGCTGTGTTAAATTAACTTTTTGGCTTTGGCTAGTTTCTTGGCAGTTTTCCATATTGCATCGTCTTGTTCGATGGCTTGTCTTACCATTCTCCTTTGCGTGTCATCCTCAACATCAATTTCATAAGCTCCCAATGGAGAGCTTGCCCACACTTTATCAGCCTCAACAAACCTCAATGGGGCATCTTCCTTCTTATCATTCACGGCTTCAAAAGTAGCTACCCCGTTTATATACTGGCTTGTTTCACCATCCCCGTGACTTGTGAAATAGATGTCTCTAAAGGGAACATCAAACACTACGGGTTGTGCTGGTTTGGTAAGCTTGATTCGCTTAAAGTATAGACTGACTGCTTGAAACATCATTTTCTTCTTCCTTTGTGTAGGTTATCTATGGCCTCATAAAGTGAATTATACGACTTAATCAAGAATTGTTTTACACCATTCTCGGTTATCACTTGTTCAAAGACTGCCCATTTGCGAATGTAATTCCCATAGGAATCTTTAATCTGTTGCACAAACCTGTGTGTTTTCATCTGCTCCTTTCAAACTGGTATTCAGTTTCACGCATTAACCTTCTTTCCGCTTCATCGACAAGCTCCTTTTCTGGGTTCTCCAGCTTTTGCCCGTCTAGCCAAATCTCTAGTTTTGAGAATATAGCATCTTGGATGCAATCGCAGTAACAATGTTCTCTGTATCCAACAGGGCCAACATCCTCAACTGCAACCTTAACTTCTGCATCTGCACTAGCTGAATAAGATTTGCCATCCAAATCAAACTCAACCATTAAATCCTCCATTGTTTGAGTAGTCATTGTTTTACCTTAATCTTGTATCCTAAAATCTGCGATACAATCCTTTATCCATTCAACAAACCTATCGAATCCCCAAAGAAAAAATG